TATTGACGCCGAAGAATCGCGCGCCATGGGCGTGGAAGCCGCTCTCCAAGCCGCTGTTGATGCACTCAACGCCAGCTCGGCAACCGCACTGCAAGACGAGATTGCAGCACGTCAGGCAGCTGACGCCGCTCTCCAGTCCGCTCTCGACAGCGAACAAGCTGCCCGGGAAGCTGCAGACGCTGACCTCCAATCTCAAGTCAATACTGAGAAGGGTCGTATCGATGCTATCCTCCTCGCCAGCGATGCCGACAAAGATAGCTTTGCCGAAATCGTCAACCTTATCAACAGCGTTGACACGGAGAACGACTCCGCTTTCGCCAGCTACGTTCTTAGCAACAACGCTGCCCTAGCCCAAGAAGTCAGTGACCGTACCGCAGGTGACGCCGCTGCCCAAGCTGCAATTGCGGCTGAAGAAGCTCGCGCCGAAGCTGCCGAAGCCGGACTCCAGTCCGCTATCGACGCTGAAGCGGCTGCCCGTCAAGCCGCTGTTTCTGCTGAGCAAGCTGCCCGCGAAGCGGCAGATTCCGCCCTCGACGCCAAAGTTGACCAGGAAATCAGTGACCGCCAAGCTGCCGTCTCTGGGGAAGCTTCCGCACGTCAAGCGGCTGACGAAGCTCTGTCGGCTAGCCTTGCTCAAGAAGTGTCGGACAGACAAGCTGCCGTTTCTGCAGAAGCTTCTGCCCGTCAAAGCGCAGATTCTGACCTCCAAGACGCTATCGACGCTGAAGCTGCAGCTCGCGCTTCCGCTGTTACCGGCGAAGAGAACGCCCGGATGGTGGCAGATACCGCCCTCCAATCCGAACTTGACGCAACTCAAGGCGGCGCCGGTCTCGGTACCGATGGCTCCTACACCGCTCCAGTCGGTTCCTCCTACCTCGGGTCGGCTACCAGTCTCAAGGATGCCGATAGCAAGCTAGACGCAGCTATCTCTGCTGAAGTCAACGCCCGCACCACGGCTATCTCCAACGTTGAGCAAAGCATCGCTGACCTCGACGCGGCCATGAGCCAAGGCTTCGACGAAGCTCACGCTTATACCGACAGCCAAGTTGCTGCTCTTGTCAACGGCGCTCCGGCCCTCCTCGATACCCTCAAAGAACTCGCTGACGCCATCGGTAACGACGAGAACTTTGCTGGCAATATCCTAACAGCCGTTAGCAATGAAGCAAGTGCACGCCAAGCTGCCGACACCGCTGAAGCGCAAGCTCGTTCCGCTGCCGACGAAGCACTGCAAGCCGCTGTTGACGCTGAGCAATCTGCCCGTGAAACGGCTGATGCCGCTGAGCAAGCCGCACGGGAAGCTGCCGATGCAGCTGAATCTGCTGCCCGTACTGCCGAACTTCCCCGTCACGCCAAGGTAAGGTATACCCTTACTTCGACTGACATCGAAAACGGCTATGTTGACCTCGACCATGTTGCCCTTGGCTCCTCCTGCCACGTCTTCATCGACCGCCTGGCTTGCCATGAGTCGGATGATTACACCCTTTCCACCGTTGGTGGTAAGACCCGCGTGACCTTCACCTCCGCTTTCAAAGACAGCGAAGAAGGCCCCGGTGCTGGTGACCTCTTCCGTTGCGGTTACATGTACAAAAACGGGGACCAAGTCTAATCACTGTATCGGGCACTAGCGTGCCCTTTCCGACAGGTCACGGGGCCACCCTTCGGGGTGGTCCTTTTCTTTGCCCCGTAGAAAAGACTTGCCTTTCTCCCCAGTTGCGTTATACTCTTTGTAGCTATCTTTACGGGGAGTGCTTTCATGAACGCTTGGATACCTAACACAGTAACATTGCCTGGGCTTTCCGCTATTGGGGCCTCTCAAACCAACAGCCCGATTAGTAAGAAGTTTCCGATTACAGCCGGTGGCAGTAAGAATATGGTTGTCTGCATTAGTGTTTCTGCAGCCAGCGGAACCGTTACCGCTAAACTCCGAACCAGCCTCGGAAGTGGAACGCCAGTCGACTCCAAGACGGTGTCCATTACCGGCGCTGGAGACTTTTACATCAAGCTAAACAGTGACTTACTTGCTGACCAAACCTACCTTCCTCTCCTCTCTTTGGGTGAAGTGGTAGTGACAACTAATGGTGCTTCCTCCGTTACTGTGACTTCGGTCCAGTCTCTCATGGAGGAGTAACCCTCACTAGCTTGCGCGAGTGAGAGCTTACTCACTGTAACAACTGCGGAATGAGATGAAGCAGAAGCCCGACAAGATGCTCTTAGCCGCGATGGAGAAACTAGAAAAGCTCCGTCGCCAAGAAGCTTTTGACCCGGTTAATATCGACAGTAAACCCACCGCTACCCAGCAGTCCGTAATTGAGGACTTTGGTTCGGTGCGGATTCAGCTCATTAGGGCCGGTACCCAATCAGGGAAGTCTCAGACTTGTTCTCGATTGGTGACTTGGGTACTTACCGACACTCATCCCAGGTGGAAGAGACCGGCCGAGTGGGGCTCGGAGCCCTTGCTTGCTATTGTGGCTGGCCGGACCGGTAAGCAGATTGAGGAGTCCCTTCTTCCCAAAATACGGTCATACCTGGAACCGGGCACATATAAAGAAGTCCGAATCGGGAACATCATTCAGCGCCTGGAACTGGACAATGGCAACCGGATAGTGTTCCAGTCTCTCGAGAACCCCAACATGGCGCGGGAACGGATTCAGTCTTACGTTGCTCACATTGCTTGGATTGATGAATTACCACCCACGGTGGAGGTGATGGATGAACTATTACGCCGAGTACAAGCTAGAAATGGCTATTTCCTAGCCTCCTTTACTCCCCTAGTCCGCAACGTTCAAGTCCAAAAGTTTGTGGACAACTTGGTGGAGCCCCTAGCGAAAACGTATAGGTTTCGCATGTTAGACAACCCGCTCTACCACGACCCCGTGAGGCAAGCGGAAATCTTATCATCTCTGTCCCATTTACCCGAGCATGTGAGGAACTCCCGTTTATACGGCGAGTGGATGTCAGATGATAATGCTGTCTTCCACTTCGATTACTCTAGCATGGTAGCCATGCCTCAGGGCTACAGTCCGATGTGGCGCCACGTGGAGTCGGTCGACCCAGCCATCAAATCCGCGCTCGGGTATACCCTCTGGGGAGAAGACCCCCAGACCGGAATTTGGTACTGTGTCAAAGCCGACTACGTAAAAGGCGTCTACGTTCCCACGGAACTTGTCAATACTGTCGCCAAGATGTCGGCCGGATACAACATTGTCCGCCGTATCAGTGACCCCCATGAAAGCTGGTACATTCACACCGCTTCCAGTATGGGAATAATTTATACCGGCGTTTACAAAAAGAACGACCGGAAACATGAACTTATCAAGAATGTCCAGCAAGAACTGGGTGCTACCTTGAAAATAGCCCCGACTTGTGATTTACTTATAGACGAAATTGTTTCTGCTCGGTGGAGTGATACCCGTGACGGTAAAATTGCTTCTGGTAGTGATTATCATCTGTTGGATAGTATGCAGTATTTTCTTGACGTACGGCCGAAAAGAGAAGCGGCACCTCAAACTAATACCAACTGGCAATCTTGGCTCTACAACGAAAACGAGAAAAGAAAAGCTAATGTAGAGCGGACAAAAATTGAGTTAGCACGTAAAGCGATTCAGCGACGGGGAGGTAACCATGCAAGACGGTTCCAATAAGATTGGCATTTCAGTACTGGTTCAGATGCCCGCCAAGGGTGAGGGGAAGCCGGCTGAGGTGAAACCGAAGCCGAATTTAGAAGACCAAGTTCGGGCCTGCATCCAGCGCATTGACGACGGGACCGGTAGTGAGGTAGACTTGTTACTGCTCAAGCGGCTCAAGGGAGACCTCTTGAAAAAAGACAAGAAGAATCCTAGAGTAAAGAACTTACTCGAAATGATTGAGCAACTCTCCGCCGATTCGGATATTACTTTTAAGGGAACAAGATTATGTCAATTAAAGTCACAGCTTGGAATGATGAACTTGCTTCCCGAAATATCATGCGCCGTTACCAAGACGCCCAGGCGCAACGGCAGCCCTTTGAACAGCGGTGGCTGAAAAACGAACAAGCCGTTTATTCTACCTCCACCCTCGCATCCATGAACTTTATGACGACTTCGCTAGAGGCGTCCTACAATAGTGCCATGCCGGGGATTGACCAGTCCGGTGCTGACCTTAACGCGGCATATACTTTTAAAAATCTCCGTTTCCTTCACGCTCAGATGTCGGCTAACCCTCCGTCTGTTGTGATGCGCCCCACTTCCTCGGACCAAGATGACCATCGCCGCGCCGACGCAGCGGACCGAGTTGTCCGGTGGGCAATCCGCCACTACGACATGCAGGAAAAAGTTGACCAGCTCTCATTGCACGCCCTAGTCTACGGCACCGGTGTAGTGAAGACGGTATGGGATAGCGCCCTTGGCGACATCGTCGAGTGGAATGACAAGGACGGCACAGTCAAGCTTGAAGGTGATATTAACATCAGCGTCCCTTTCACTTGGAACGTATTTCTTGACCCCGATGCCCGGACGTGGAAAGACGTTAAGTGGGTAATCGAGCGCGTCTATATGGACTACGATGAGGCAATTGCCCGGTGGCCAGACAAAGAAGAGGAACTCAAAGCCGCTAAAGTAACGAGAGACGGCTCCATTCAACACGCCGCCACTCGTCAATCAAACTTAGCGCACGACCGTTTCAACTCTGTAGAGCTACTCGAGTATTGGGAAATTGGTCTTCCTACCAATGGCTACTTGGGACGGTATTGCCTGACCTCCTCAGGTGGAGGCGTTATTGAATCTTGCCGTCCGAGTCCGTTCCGTTTCCGCCATCCGGGCGCTGCTCGCCGGGTACAGGACTCTGGCCTCCCGGACGACGTAGTCGAGGAGAAACTAAAACGGACCCCCGAACAGGCCGGTCTCCCCTATCACATCCTAACCGATATCGACGTCCCA